CCAACGTCATCGCGCTCCAGCCGCAGCTCGTCCTCTACGCGGACGATGGCGGCGTCACGATCGACGCCTCCCAGGAGGCCTCGCTCCAAATGGACAGCGCGCCGATGTCGCCGGCCGACGCGACGACCGTGTACGTCTCGCTCTGGCAGACGAACACGATCGGGCTCCGGGCCGAGCGGTTCATCAACTGGCTCAAGGCGAACGCCAACGCCTGCAAGTACCTGACGGCGACCGCCTGGCCGGCGCCGACCGCGGCCATGGCCGCGCAGGCCAACGGCGGCACCAAAAAGGCCTGAGCCCGATGGCGCTCCTGGCGTCCATTCGCGCGAGTCTGCGCGCGGTCTTCACCCCGCGCGCCGGCTCGGTTATGACCCCGACGATGGGCGGCTGGACGCCCATCATCGGGGAACCGTATACGGGCGCCTGGCAGACCAATCAGGCGCTCTCGCTCGAGAGCGCGCTCAGTAATCCGGTCGTCTTTCGGTGCGTGTCGCTCATCGCGTCCGACATCGGCAAGCTCCCGTGTCGCCTGATGGCCGTCGACGACAACGGCATTTGGCACGAGACGACGAGCGCGGCGTTCTCGCCGGTCCTCCGATCGCCGAATCGCTATCAGACGCCGGGGCAGTTCTTTGAAGTCTGGGTGATCTCGAAACTCCTCTGGGGCAACACGTACGTCTTGAAGGATCGCGATGATCGCGGCGTGGTGACGGCGCTCTCGGTGCTCGACCCGGCGCGCGTCAAGCCGATGATTGCGCCCGATGGCAGTGTCTACTACGAACTGCAAACGAATGACCTGGCCGGGCTCCCCGCGAGTGACGGGCCCGTGGTCGTGCCGGCCAAAGAGATCATCCACGATCGGTGGAACTGCGCCTTTCATCCGCTGGTCGGGCTCTCGCCGCTCTATGCCTGCGGCGGCGCGGCCAGTCAGGGTCTGGCGATGCAAACGGCCAGTACCTCGTTTTTCTCGAGCGGCGGCCGGCCGAGCGGGATGCTCATCGCGCCGACCGAGATCGATCCGGAAACCGCCAAGCGGCTCTCGGAAACCTGGCATTCACTCGGCTCGGGCAAGACCGCCATTGTCGGCAACGGCATGAAGTACGAGCCGGTCGGATCGAGCGCCGAAGAGTCGCAGTGGATCGAGCAAATGGGCTGGACGGCGAAAGTCATTGCGGGCGCGTTTGGCGTGCCGATCTCGATGATCGATTCGAGTCAGCAGCCGCCCTATGCGAATGCCGAAGCGTCGACCCTGCAATACCACTCGCAGTGCTTGCAAACGCATTTGACCGGGATCGAGCGGGCGCTCGACTTCGGGCTCGAGCTCCCCTGGCCGTACGGGACCGAATTCGATCTCGATGATTTGATCTGGATGGACACGGCGACCCGAACCAAGGCCGCGCACGATGCGATCGTCGCGGGCGCGATGTCGCCCAATGAAGCGCGCATGAAGTACTTCGGCCTCGGCCCGGTGCCGGGCGGCGACTCGCCGTTCCTCCAGCAGCAGTACTATTCCCTCGAGGCGCTCGCGATGCGCGATCTGAGTGCGCCGGCGCCGGTCGCACCGACCCAGACGAACATCGAGACGCCGGCGCCGGCCGAGCCGAGTCAGCCATGACGCTGACCTTTTCGCGCGTCACGCTCAGTGGGCCGCTCTGGACGACGGCCGAAGTGAAGGCGCTGCAACTGCGCATCACCGATACGGATCACGATAGCGACATTGACGAGAAGCTCCAGACGGCGCAAGAGGCCGTCCTCGCGTACCTGGGCCCGGCGGCCGATGCGACCTGGACGAGTCAGACGGCGCCCCTCGCCGTCAAGCACGCGATCCTGCTTCTGACGGTGCATTACTACGAGCATCGCGGCGACGATCTCGGCCAGGCGCGGCCGGACGAAGCCGTGATCTGGAAAGAACTCCGGAACCTGCTCACCTACTATCGCGATCCGGCGATGGCGTAATCATGGGCATCGGGACCTATCGGCATGTCGTCTTGCTCACCGATCCGGCCGTCCCGCTCGTGCCGGCCAGTTGGCATTGCGCCATCCAGTCGGCGGCGACGCAAGTCCTCGACGGGCTCGCGGCGTTTTTCTTCCGCGGTCGGTACCATCCGGGGATCACGCTCGAGACGCAAATCAAGTTTGAGGGGCGCACGTTTCAAGTGCAGAGCATCACCGATCTCGACGAGCGGCACGTCGAATTGCAACTCTTCTGTGTGGAGGTCGTGGCCCGTGGCCGAGAGCCGCTTACGCATTGATGGGCTCGCCGAGCTGCGCAAAGCGCTGCTCAATCTGCCCGCCGATCTCGTGCAGGAGGCCGGCGTCATCGTGCAGGCGCAGGCCGAGGCCGCGGCGCGCGAGATGGGCGCGGCCTATCCGGTCAAGAGCGGCGCGCTCCGGCGCGGGCTCTCGGTCGAGATCGGGACCGATGCGGTGAGCGCGGCGGCGCGCGTCCGCAATCGGGCGCGCCATGCGTCGATCTTCGAGTACGGCACGGCCGATCGCCATTGGGCGAAGGGGAAAAGTACGGGGCGCATGCCCGCGGGTCGGGTGTTCATTCCGATCGCGATGCAACGGCGCCGGATCATGTTGGCCGCTCTGATCGATCTGGTCGAGCGGTCGGGCCTGCACGTCACCGGCGCGGCCGGCTGACGTGTTCATGTTGACGACTACGGCTGAAGGAGACGACCCATCATGGCTGCACCTGCGGCACCTGTGAACAATCCCGGCACGCACGGCAAGGAAGGCATCGTCGCGATGAAGCTGACCAGTGGCGGCAGCTATGCCGCCATCGGCAACATCTCCGACTGGACGCTCAACATGGCGACCGACAAGGTCGAAACGACCTCGCTCGGCGACGCCAACAAGCGCTATGTCGTTGGCCTCAAGGATCTCTCCGGCAGCTTCACCGCCTTCTGGGATCGGCTGACCGACGTCATCTTCGATGGCGCCGATTCGCCGACCGGCTGCTACCTGGCGTTCTATCCGAGCGCGACTTCTGCGCAAGCGTGGGAGGGGCCCGCGTGGCTCGACGCCTCCATCAAAGGCGGCGTCACGAGCGCGGTCACGATCGATGCGACGTTTGTCGCCAATGGCGCCTGGACGCGGACGTCCATGGTGGCGGCGACCGGCGCGAGCGCGGTCACGAGTCCCGGCTCGTTCACGCCGCCCGGCGCGATGGCGCCGCCCAATCTGGCCGGGATGACGGGCGTCACGGCCTCGCCGGCGACGGCCTGGACGACGGGCCAGTACGTGCTCCTCGGCGACGGCACGACCGCGCATTGGAACGGGACGACCTGGGTCGCCGGCGTCGCGTAACCCCGTGAGCGTCACGGGATCGCGCCATCGGATCGTCATCGAAGGCGTGGCGGCCGTCGTGCGGCTCGGCTATCAGAAAGCCGCCACCCTCGGCGCCTGGCGCGTCGAGGGCGACGGCTTCAGTGCGCGCGTCCTCGACTATGACGGCTTCCGCATCACACAAATGCCGCTCATGCTCGAGATCCAGAACAAGGACGGCGCGCCGACGCGGCGGGCCCTGACCGACGTCCGGATCGTGCAGGGGCAGCTCTCGGCGCGCCTCATCTCCACCCGTCAGGAGCGGTAAATGGGATCGCGGTATCGCAAACAGGAATCGGTGCGGCTCGAACTGACGGGCGGCGATTGGCTGCTCGTGCGCAAACACTTGACGGCCGGTGAAGAGCGCGACGCGCAGGCGCGCGTCATCAAAGGCACGTTCCGGCCGGGCGAAGCGCCCGAGCTCGACCTCGAGCATCTGGGGATCGCGCAGGCCGTCAGCTACCTCCTCGATTGGTCGATCACCGACGCCGACGATCATCCGATTGTCATTCGCGATCAACCCTACGGCTTTGTCGCATCGGCATTGCGCAATCAGACGCCCGAGAGCCTGCGCGAGATCCTCGAGGCCGTCCAGGCGCACGACGGGGCGATGCTGGCCGAGCGGGACCAGGAAAAAAAAGACCGGGCTGGAAAGAGCGGACGCGCTCCGACCTCTACCTCTGTCGGCTGATGGGCTGGACCTATGACGAGCTCCTGGATCTGCCGGTCGACGTCTATATGGAACTGGTCGCGTCGCTGAACGAGGACGCGGCGCGCACGCGGAAATAGACCGCCATGGCACTGTCGGCCACGTTTACGGCGAACTTCGCGAGCTTCTACGACGCGGTCGACAAGGCCGACGCCAAGCTCAAAGACTTTGGCGCGGGCGCCGACAAGGTCGGCGGCCGGCTGACGGCGATGGCCAATCAGTTCTCGGGCGTGAAGGTCATCCAGGAAGCGACCTTGATGGCCAAGGCCGTCGAGGAGATCGGCGGCACGAGCAAACTCACCGAAAAAGAACTGGCGCGCCTCGGCGCGACGGCCAATGAAGCGGTCGCGAAGATGACCGCGCTCGGGATGGACGTCCCGCAAAACCTCCAGCACATTGCTGACGAGACCAAGGACGCCAATAAAGCCACGACCGATTGGCTCGGGACGATCTCGAAGATGGCGGGCGCGATCGGCGTCGCGTTCTCGGTCGGCGCGATTACGAATTTCATCGGCAGTGTCTTTCAAGCGGCGAGCGCCATCCAGGATTTGTCGGATCAGTGGGGCGTCTCGACGCGGGCCGTGCAGCAGTGGAGTAATGCGGCCGAGCAGAGTGGCGTCACGGCCGAGTCGCTCGGCCGGTCGATCCAATTCTTCAGCGAGAACCTGTCCGAAGGCTCCGCCGAGTATCAGGCGCTCCTCGCCAATATCGGCCTCTCCTACGACAAGCTCCGCAAGATGCCGCTCGAGGACGCCTACAAAGCCGTCATCACGGCGCTCGGCACCATCAAGGACGGGACGCTCCAGCTCGACGTCGCGCAGGGCATTCTCGGCAAGAGCGCGAAAGAGATGGCCGGCGCGATCCGGAACGGCTTCCTCGAGGCGGCCGACGCCCAGGACTACATGGCCGAGGAGACCATCAAGCGGCTGAAAGCCGCGCAGGCCGCCTGGAAGGATTTGAAGGACGCGGTCGTGATCCACACCGGCGAGATGCTCGCGACCGTGCAATCGGGCATCTCGAAGATGACCAGTTCCTGGGGCACGTTTTTCAAGACGATCGGCCAGGCCTTCGTTGATGGGCCGCAGGCCGCGAGCGTGTATGTGGAGGGCCTCGACAACGTTCGGACCAGCCTCAAGAATACGGCGAAGGACATCAATCTCGCCGACGAGGCGAACAAGACGATGACGGGCGGGATCAAGACGACGGCCCAGGCCCTCCAAGATCTGCACGACAAACAAGAGGCGCAGAAAAAAGCCGAAGCCGATCGCAAGGCCGCGCTCGAGGCCGCCAAAAAAGCCGAGGAGGAGTACGCCGCAGCCGCGCAGAAGCACGTCGACGTCGTGAACGATCTCCTCAATCAGCTCACGGGCCAGGATCTCATCGGCAAGGCCAATGACTATTTCGGGGCGTTACTGCGCGCCGGCCCGATTGAAGACCTGACGGCCAAGCAGCAAGAGGCGATCAATACGGCGATGGCCGACGCGATCGAAGTGTATGCGGCGGCCGGCAAAGAAGCGCCGCAGTACATGTACGACATCTGGGCGGCGACCGTGAAAGCCGAAGAGGCGACGCAGGAGTTTACGGGCAGTCTGGGCGAACTCTTGAGCACGCTCACGAGTGCGCCGCCGACGTCGATCATTCAGAATGCCATTAACACGGGGATGGCCGTCGCGCTCAAGCCCCCGCCGATTCCGCCGGGGATGTTCGACGGGCTCGCCAAGTCGCTCTCCGGATCCATCCTCCGCGCGATCGAAGGCGGCGGCAGTGTCCTGGCCGCGGCCGGCTCGACGATCGGCAATTACCTGCTCGATCCGAAGCAGAGCGGGCTCGGCAAATCGATCGCCGATGGGGCCGCGAAACTGCCGAGCCTCCTGGGCAGTGCGATCAGTGGCGCGCTGCCGGTCGTCGGCTCGCTCATCGGGCCGGCCGTCTCGTGGCTCGGCAGCAAGATCGCCGGGCTCTTCGGCAAGAAAGAGTACGAGAAGCTCCGCGATTCGTTCGTCCAGGCCGCCGGCGGGATCGCGCCGCTCACGCAAGCGGCGCAGGAGGCCGGGATCAGTCTCGACAACTTGCTCCGCGCCCGCAATACCGATCAGGTCAAGGCGGCGATCGGGACGATCCAGGAGGCGCTCGAGTCCGAGAAACTCCGGAAGGCCTTTGTCGAGACCGAGGGCGGCTTCGATGCACTCGTCGCCGCGGCCGAGACGGCGGGGATCTCCGTCGATGCGCTCTTTGCGGCGCGCACGAGTGACCAGGTCACCAAGGCCATTGCCGACATCGAAGATGCGCTCAAGTTTCAGGCCGACGCGTATCAGACCGCGATCGACACGGCGAAAAAGTACGGCTTCACGCTCGAAGAGCTCGGGCCCGCGATGCAGCGCCAGGAACTCGACAAGATGGCGCAGGAGCTCTATCAGGATTGGCAGGTCCTCAATAGCGCCGGCATCGACACGGTCGCCATTACCGAGCATATGGCCGAGTCGGTCAATGCGTACGTGCATGATGCCAAGGCCATGGGCGCCGAAGTGCCCGAGGCGATGCGGCCGATGCTCCAGGCCATGGTCGACTCGGGGCAACTGCTCGACGAGAACGGGAACGCGATCACGAACCTCGAGGACTCCGGGATCAGTTTTGCGATGACGATGTCGGACGGCTTCAAGAAACTGATCGACCAGGTCGAGAAACTCACCGACGCGATCAGCCGCTCACTGGGTCTGGCGATCAAGGACATCCCGCAGCCGAAGATCGTCGGCAAGGTGTCGTGGGACGTCGACGAAGTCCCGAAAGCGTCCGCCAGTGGCGGCGCCAGGCCGATGGAGAGTTACCAGACGGGGACGGACGGCTTCAAGAACTTCGGCGCCGGGACGCCGGTCATGTTGCATGGCTGGGAGGCCGTCGTCCCGCGCGCCGAGTCGGGCGCCTTTGACACGGTCACGGGCGGCGTCGCGGCGCCCGCGGCCAGTGACGGGGCGACGATCGTCATCAATGCGCAGGGCGCGTTTTTCGATACGCCCGAGTCGCTCCAACGGCTCGCGACGAAAGTCAGTGACGCGCTCACGGCCAAGTACAGCGTGACGGGGCGGCTGCGGACGGCGGTCTAACGATGGCGCTCACCGGCAGCCAAAAGGCGTACGTGCAGGCCCGGTCGGCGATCGCGCGCTCGGGCGCGAGCCGCAGTAACTACGTTTTTCCGCTCTTCGGCTTCGTCATCGCGGGCGGGTACGATCTGACCAAGTCGATCCGGTACGGGACGCTCCGCGTCAATCAGCAGATCAACGATGAACCGGATACGGCCTCGTTTGAGATCCTGATGACGAGCTGGCAAGCGCAAACCTATACCGAGGTCGGCCAGGATGTCGTGGTCAGCCTCGGCGGGCCGACGAGTAATGTGCTCTTCGGCGGGCGGGTGCTGACGACCCAAACGACCTGGATGCCCGGGCGCACGCCCTCGGTGCGCGCGGTCATGTGTGCCGACTACCTCCAGGTCCTCGATAGCGAATTTCTCATCACGTACGGCTGGCCGGCGCAGTCGGCGACGGCGACGATCCTGGATCTGTTCACGCGCTTTGCGGGGAAGGACTCGAGCGCGGTCGTGATCTCGATGGCCGGGGTCGCGACCAATCTCCCGAGTCATGCAGCGTTTGTCGTCGTCAATGAAAAGTTCTCGACCGTGCTCCGGCGGCTCGTCACGATGTTTAGTAGTGGCGGCGGCTTCTATATCGATCCGCTGAAGGTCCTGCACGTCTGGCAAGGCGCCTCCGAGCCGAACCTGGTCAATCCGCAGCCGCTCACGATCGATCTCCCCACGCTCAAAGGTTTTGCCGAAACGGTCGACGGGTCGCAGGTGCGCGATGTCGTCATCGTGGAAGGCGCGCGGACGAGTGCGCCGGCCGGGATGCCGGCCGGCACGGGATCGCCGTCCTCGGTGCAGAGTATTCCGGTCGGGGATGCGAGTATCGGCTTGCCCGAGCCCCCGACCGAGCAGACGGCGCTCCGCATCGGCTCGCAGCGCGTCTGGATGGCCAATTTTATCGGGCCATGGCTGGCGCCGGCCGGGACGCCGACCGCGACCGACGTCACGGCCGACGTCCCGTACGATCCGGGCAACGCCAGCCCCTATGTGATCATTCCGGTCGTCTCGACGCAGCTCCTCGACGGGCGGGCGAACGGCGCCGCCTGGATCAAGATCGATAACCAATATCTGCGCGTCGATGATCGGCCGACGTCGACGACCATCTATGTGCCGCGCACGGGTTTTGGATCGCCGACCGGGCCGATCAAGGCCGGGGCGGCCTGTAGCACGGTCGATTCCATCTACAACATTCTGCGCACGCCGTACTACGGCACGGGGCCGCTCGGTGGGGCCGTCGACGAGACGATCCGGGCGCAGCCGATTGACGCCGACGTGGTCCTGACCATCCGATCGCCGAACACGACCGGCATCCATGAACATCTGGTTCAGGATGGCCGCTATACGCGCCAGGGCGCGACGAATCGCGCCACCCAGGAACTCGCGGACTTCTCCGCGAATCTCACATCGATTGACTTCGAGACGGAGGATCTCAATGCCAAGCCCGGGCGGCTCATCGCCTACAGTTTCGATCCGAGCCACCCGTTTCTCGCCGAGACGTCGGGCCAGTTCATGATCGTGACGACTGAGATCACCTGGCCGGTCTGGGGCCAACCGCCGCGGATGCGCTGTCACGCGGCGGCCGTGAGCCCGGCCGACATCACCGACGTCTGGCTCACCGATCCGAGGTAACGCGCCATGCCGATCACCCGGACCACGATGATCGACGATGACGGATCCGGGACCACCGGGACGATCATTAACAATGCCTGGAAGCAGCAGTTTTACGATCAGATCGATGCCTTCGCCGATGGCGTGTGGATCGATATTCCGTTCAACGCGGCCAACTACACGGTCGCTGTGGGGAGCGGGACCTGGACGGTCGCATCGGGGAATCAACTTACCCTGGCCCGCGTGACCCTGAACCAGAAAACCCTGCTCGTTACGTTTCATGTAAACGGCACGGCGACGACCGGATCGGTGCAGGTCCTGGGCGTGACCATTCCCGGCATCACGAACACCCGGCGCCTCAATGGCACGTTTAACTGGTACGGCAGCTCGGGGTCGGGCGTGGGGATGCTGGACATAACGGGCGGCTCAAATGTCATCCGCCTCCAGCGCGACTACGGCGGGACGCCCTGGACGGCGACGACCGGTTTCTTTCTCGCGGGGCAGATCGTGCTCTCGGTCTAACGCCATGCCAACCACCAAGTCGCCTCAAGGGCAGCAACAGCCATATGCTGCGCAGCTCGTCACCATCTACGCAGAGCAGTACCATGCCGCTGGACCGCTACCGATCGGCGTGACCACCGAGCCGTTCCCGCCGGCGTTTCCCAACGGCGAGCCGCGCGTCTATACCGCGACGGCCACCTATCCCGTGACGGAGGGCGACTGGATCCTCACCGACCCATACACGGCCCAGCCGCTCGACGTCATGAGCGACGCGGTCTTTCACGCCCGGTTTGAGCCGCCGCGCCCCGTGCAGGAGATCGAGGGCCGCTGGGTGTGCAGCGTGAATACGACCATCGCCAATCCGACCAATGGGCAGATCCGGCTCAACCAGCCGACCGTCGAAGCGACGACCGTGCTGGCGCTCCACAAGCTGACCGACGAAAACGTCGACTATTCGGCCGCGCTGGAAACCGCGGTCCTGGGCGATGTGATCTATATCCAATCGGCGAAGGAAGCCAAAAACTGGGCGCGGTTGACGCTCACGGCCGAGGCGACCCGGCAAGAGGAGGCCTGGTATCGGGTGCCGGTGGTCTGGACCGAGGGCAGCGGGCAGACGTTCATTGAAGGGAACAACAAGCTCTTGATCAACCTCGAGCTCTCGCATCGGGTCGACCGCACGCAGGTGATCCCTTAGCCGCGGCGAGGAGGCGCTCACGGCGCCGAAAGACTTCACGGTCTTTCTGCGCCAGCTCTGGGGCGTCGGCGCGTTCTAGCTGGGAGAGCGCCGCGTTTCGAAACGCGGCGCTCGGAACGGCGTGAATGCAGCGTGAATGAAAACTGCCGAAATGGGGCGAAAGGTGACGATTGGTGACGATCCGGCGGCGCGCGCCCGGCCGAGCCGAATCGTCGATTTCGGCCCATTTTTGTTGATTCGTTCGGGCTTTTTGGTGGTGGACGGCGCGAGGCTCGAACTCGCGACCTCCGCGTTGCGAACGCGCACGTATCTGCGTTTTCCCTAATGTTTTAGCGGTTTTTGGTGGGTAGCGTGAACGGAGCGTGAATGACCCAAGGCTCCCGCTTTCGCTCACGCCTTTTTTCGTAGCCCTGGGGCGCCGACCATCGCCAGCTGATCGTCGCGTCGGGCCTCGGCGTAGATCTGGAGCAGCATCTCGGGATGCTTCCAGTTCCCTTGTTTCTGGACGGCGCTGATCGGGGCGCCTTTCTCGACCAGATACCGCGTCGCGCCCGTGCGGCGCGTCGCCCAGTGAAACGTCAGCCCGCCTTGCCCGCGCCCGTACCGGAGGCCGGCCTTGTTGCAGAGATACTCGAAGCGCTGGCGGACCGAGCCGAGCCAGTCACGCGGGTCCAGGGCGCGGCGAAACTTCACGAAGTAGTACCGGTCGCCGCTCTTCTCGATCGCCTTGAGAACGGTCACGGCGCGGGCCGAGAGGGCCGTCTCATAGGCCTCGCCGCTCTTTGCGTGTTTGACGTATAGCCACTGGCCGTCGCGATCGGACGTCTCGAGATCGAGCAGATCGCCGAGCCGGATCAGGGTGTCGATGCCGAGGATGAGGATCGCCTTGTCCTGATCGTCCTCGCAGGCCTCGAGCAGCTCGTGTTCTTCGGCGGGTTTGAGCAGGCGCCGCTTGATGGGCGGCGGCTTCAGCCGCTTGAAGCCGACGAGCGGCGAGGCCTCGAGATACTTCGGGACTGCATCGCGCAGCATGCCCTTGAGCAGATCGATCTCCCGGTTGACGGTCCGCGGCGCGACCTGGCGGGCGGCGATGTAGGCGCGCACGCGATCGGCGTCGATCTTCGACAGAAGATCGTCATTGAAAAACTTCCGCAGAGCCTGCAGCATCTCGAGCTCACGCCGCGCGCCGCGGCGCAGTACGATGACGTGCTCGGCGTACGTGGTCGCATAGTCCGTGAACCGGATCTGCGGCGCGGGGAGCGGCCTCACCTTCTCGTCGGCGATCTCGACCATCCGGCGCAGATACAGCTCTTTAGCCAGCCGCTTCGTGTCGGCCTTCTGCGCGCTGGTCCCGCCGATCGGGATGTCCGTCCGGACGCGCTCTTTGGTCGGCTCGAGGTAGAGCCACCAGAATTTTGAATCCGCGCGTTGATAGATGCCCATTTACTGTTGCCCGTCCTCGTCGCCGTGCAGATGCGTCAAACCGGCCGTAATGGCCGCGTCGGTCCGCACGCCAATTTCCTGCAGATGATCGGCGACCGTGACGAGATGCTCGGCGGCCTCTCGCATCCGCCGGCTGCTCTCACGGAGATACCGCGTCGTCTCGGCCAGGTTGGTCAACATCGTTTCGATATCGGCGCGCGTCATCTGGAAAAATTTCCTATTGCAGAACCCAATTCGTTCACGTAGTCTGTCGTCGTTCATCCTTGAAATTCGGGTTTCTCCCCCGCCCCAACTTCCGTTCCTTCTGTGTGGAAGGGGTCTCCACATGCCGTCCCCGCTCGCCGCGACGCTCGACAAGCACCACTGGCTTACTTCGCACTACGATGCTTTGCGCCCGGATGGGCGGGCCGCGGTCGATGCTCTGATTCGGCTTTTGTCGCGCTCGGCGCCGCCACCGTGGCCGGCGCCGACGGGATCACGTTCGCGACCTGCACCAGTACGGAGCGGCCTTCGACGGTCGTCTCATTAAACTTGCGGATGATCAGCGCGGCCTCGGGACTGAGCGGGACTTCGCGCGCGGCCAGGACGGCATAGATGATGTCGACGGCCGAGAGGCCGAGGGCCCGCGCGACCCGGTCGACATTGTTCACATTGCCGATCTCGCCGTCCTCGATCGCCTGGACGGTCTTGTAGCTGGGGCCGCCGTGCCGCTCGACATCGAGCGGCGTCAACTTCCGCTTGAGGCGCGCCCGCTGCAGCTGCTCGCCCACAGCCCGCCACAATTCTTCCCAAGTCACCATGCCCACAGTATAAGAAGTTTTTTCTAGGATGGACGGCAATGAAACTCCTGACGAAGACATGCTGAATTTAAATCCTACCATAGATTTTGCTTGACGTCGCCGGAGTTTGTTTTCTAGACTTCACGGAAATGACATTCCACGAGCTCATGGCCGAGCACGGCCTGACCGGCTACCGGCTAGCGAAGCTCTCCGGCGTCGAGCAGACCACCATCTCCCAGCTCTTGCTCGGCAAAGTCAAGGACCCGCGCTGGTCGACGGTCGCCGCCCTGGCCGAGGCGCTCGATACGACTCCCGGGACGGTCGCCCGCGCCATCGGCGCGAGGCCCAAACGCCCAGCGAAGAAGGCCAAACGGAGGATCGCATGAGCCCCATGGCGAAGCTCTCGACGCCGTACCTCACGGCGAGAGAAGCGATGGCGTATCTGAAGGTCGGATCGCAAAGCGCGCTCTACCGGCTGATCCGCGAACATCGCATGCCGTTCTGCCGGATCGGGCGGCTCTATCGCTTTGAGAAAGACGAGCTCGACGCCTGGGCGCATGGCCACGGCTCGGCGCTCGAGATGATGCGGAGCACTCGACGCTCCGCGTAACCAGGAGCCGTCATGCATCTGACGGGGCGCCTGCTCGTCTGCGTGCCAACGACGTTACCGGCCGTCTTTCCGGATGATCGGCACGGCGTCTGCGCCATCTGCGGCCAGGCCGTGCGCTTCCGGCCGCATGCGCCGGCAGAGAGCACGCTTCTTTGTGTCCGCTGTTATCTCGTCCACGTCGATCCGGACACGCCGTGTGAACTGACCAGCGAGAGCATCGATGAACTGAACGCGTGGCTCGCCGCCCCGGAGTCGGACCGATGATCGGCGCGCTCTGGCGGCGCATCGTCGGCTGCAAGCATCGGCATATGTATCGCGAGCGGCGCCTGTACTACGGGATCGAGGTCCTGCATCTCGTCTGCTTTTACTGCGGCGAGGCCGTACCGATGATTCATCGCACGAGCGAGGAACAACGCGCGGCGCTCCAAAAGCTCGGCCGGAGGCCGGACGCATGATGCTCGGCCTCCTCATCGGCGTCATCGTCCTCGCGATCGCGTGGACGTGGCTCCTCGGGCTCGCGCTCGCGCAAGCGAAGGCGGAACTGCGCGCCGCCCGGCTCGAGCTCGTCTCGGCCACGGTGCGCGCGGCCGACGAGCAGACCGGAAAGGAAGCGGCGCTCAAGCTCCTCGATGAGATCACGCAACTGCGCGCGAGTGATTTGCAGACGCTCACGGCTCGGCTCGACGCCTTGCAGCATCAATACGACGTCGTCAAGCAGCTCTATCAGGACAGTTTGGCGATCGACGGGCCGCTCGGCTCGCCGCGGCTCCAATGAGGACACGCGATTGACATGCGCACGCGGCTCTTACGCCCCGGCTTTTTCGAGAATGAGGAGCTCGCGGCGCTCGAGCCGCATGCGCGCCTGCTCTTCGCCGGGCTCTGGCTCATGGCCGATCGCGAAGGCCGGCTCAAGGATCGGCCCGACGTGATCAGGTCGACGCTGTTTGCATTCGAACCGCACGTGGATGTCGCAACGATGCTACAAGCACTGCACAAGCGTGGATTCATTCGGCGCTACCGCGGAACGAATCGTGTCAAGTGTGTGCAGATCAAAAACTTCGCCGCGCACCAATATCCCCATTATCGAGAACCAGTTACGAAGTTACCGGCGCCGCGAAAAAGCCCTAGGCTCAGCCTAGGGCCGAGCCCAGGGCCGAGCCCACGGCCGAGCCCGCTTGATACAGATACAGATACAGATACTTATAAGATCAAACCGGCTGCGCCGGTTCATTCTCCGCCGTTCAAGATCTACGCCGCCATCGCATCGCAGATCCTCGCGGCGACTGCCGATCTCGATCTCGATCCCGGCGCCGTCGCCGAAGAGTTCAAGCGAGCCTGCGCCAAACGAGCGCTCCCCTACGACGCCACGATCGTACAGAAAGCCCTTGACGCGGCCACGTTCGCCCGAATGAGGCGACACGCATGACGACGGGCCCACGCACGATCGTTGAACCCGAACAGCGCATCTACCTCAAGTGCCGAGAGTGTGGCTATCAATGGCACGCCGCCCAAGTGTTGCCAGGCACCTGGTGGGGCAAGGGTGTGACGCCTGAAAAAATCGCCAGCATCTGCTGGTGTCCGAAATGTTCGGCGACGCCGCCGATGCTCATCGAAAGGCCGTCATGACGGAGGGGCAGAGCGCCTACACGTGGGTCAAGCAAGAGCGGTTTGGACCGCCGCTCGCACAGAGTTTGAGAATCTCGACTGCGCCCAGTGTGGCCGGTTGGCCCTACTACCACGTCGATCTAAATGCGGGTGGCGGCAGCAACGATCTCGTTCCTGGTGCGCCGGTCGAGGGAAGTCCGCTCAATTTTCTCCGCGCGGTAGAACGTACAGGGCGATGGAATGTACAAGTTTTTTTTGTCGATAACGATCTGGACAAGATCAAAGAGCTCATCGCACAACGGGCCCTCTTAGCGTTTCCCTCTGACCGTTTAACCATTCATCACGGCGACAACGCCGAATTACTGCCGGTCGTTCGCGAGGTGATTTATCGCCGTGAGCGACGGCCGGACTGTGCAATGGGATCAATTCTGATTGATCCGAATGGTTGGCACGGGGGCGTCCCGTGGGAGGCCCTCCGAGCTTTCTGCCTCGAGTTTCCGCGATTTGATCTACTGCTCAATCTCAACGTGCGAACCTTTCGACTCGAGGAGGCGCAAAAGAATATCGGCCGCGGCAAGTGGGCGAACCTAGTAGTCCGGCCGCCGGCTGGATTTCGGCAATGGTTCAATCGTCCACATTGGATGTGGACGGAACCGATGCAGATCGGGATCGGGAGTACCTGGATTCAAGGCGTCGCCCGGACGATGCCAACGGCCCAGACCGGATACCGATCACTCGGCTATTACGACGATCAATCAGAACGTGGCCGCGCGATTCTGGCGACATTCGATCATGCCATTACAGGGACCAGTCCTCAGCTCTCACTTCTACCGGACGTATGCTGAATATCGCGAGCATCCGGTCTATCTCGCGGCGCGAGCGGCAGCGATGCGGGCCGCCGAGTATCGCTGTCTCGAGTGCGGTGAACCAGCGACCGAGGTGCATCACCTCCGCTATCCCCCCTGGGGAACGTTCGATCTGCCGTCGAATCTTCGGCCGGTCTGTCATGACTGCCATTGTCGGATTGAGGGAAAGCCGTCATGAGCCAGGCGCTTAGTCTTCCAGATCCGAAAACAACGACGATCGCGGCCGTGCCAGAGATCATTAAGTCGGTGCGTGCGTACCGCGATCGCGTGCGGGCCGATGCTGCGCGAATCCGTGAACTCAAGCGTCGGCTGGATGCGTTCTATGCGTATCTGAATGACAAGCGCGCCAGGAAGGCGCTCGCCGGAGAGCAACGGTTGACCGAGGTCGTGATTGGCGAATTGCTCGGTCGACGTCGGCAAAAGTCAACGGATGACTTTTTTTCTGATCTACATAATCAATTCATTTTCGACTGTCGCCAGATGGCAGCAAACGCCGCGATCGTGCGGCGCCTCGTCGCGGGCGGAACGGTTGAGCGAAAGGCGATTCTTCGGCAATTACCGGTCGTCCTAGATGGCCGGCCTGCGCGGAAATCTCTAGCTGGCGAGACGTTCAACGAGGTCAACGACAATATCGGATGGGCGCGATGGTCATGGAACCCGGTCACGGGCTGTCTGCATAATTGCGACTACTGTTACGCGCGCGATCTCGCCGAACGGTTCTATCCCGAGAAGTTCGCGCCGACATTCCATCCAGAGCGGCTCGTCGCGCCATCGAATACGACTTTGCCGAAAACGGCCGGCAAGGATCCCGCTTGGCGTCGTGTGTTTACTTGTTCGATGGCTGACCTCTTCGGTAAGTGGGTCAAACAAAAATGGATTACGTCAGTCTTTGACCAGATCCGAGAACACTCGCAATGGGAATACCTCTGCCTGACGAAGTTCCCAGATCGGCTAGCTGAAATCGACTGGCCGCCGCATGTCTGGGCCGGCACGAGCGTCGATCGGCAGCATCGAGTCGCGGTCGCTGAAAAGAGTTTCGCGCGCGTCAGGGCTGGCGTGCGCTGGCTGAGCTGTGAACCGCTCCTTGAGCCGCTCAAGTTTTCATCACTCAGCATGTTCGACTGGGTTGTGATTGGCGCGTCAACGGGCTCACAACAAGCGGAACCGTTCGCGCCGCCGTTCGAGTGGGTCGTCGATCTGTATCAACAAGCGCGCGCGGCCGGATGTCGCGTGTATCTGAAACATAACCTATTTGGGGCCGAGGACGGCCATGCGCCGGGCATGCAACCGATCCGGGAGTGGCCACGATGAGCACTGCACTTGCGCCCGTGCCGATCACGCCCGCACCCTACACGCGCGAGCAGATCGAATTGATTAAAAAGCAGGTCGCCATCGGCGCGACCGATGACGAGCTGCGCCTCTTTCTCTATCAGTGCCAACGTACGGGCCTCGACGCGCTGACGCGCCAGATCTACGCGATCAAACGCGGCGGGAAGATGACGATCCAGACGGCGATCGATGGCTTCCGCCTGATCGCCCAACGCACGGGCGAGTACCGCGGCCAGGTCGGCCCGTTCTGGTGCGGCGCCGATGGGCACTGGGCCGACGTCTGGCTCTCGACTGATCCGCCGGTCGCCGCCAAGGTCGGCGTCTGGCGCAAAGACTTCACCGAACCGGTCTGGGGCGTGGCGCGCACGACGGCGTACGCGGCGAAAGATGATCGCGGGCATCTCCTCGGCCTCTGGCACAAGATGCCGGACACGATGATCGCCAAATGCGCCGAGGCGCTCGCGCTCCGCAAAGCCTTCCCGCACGAGCTCTCGGGCGTCTACACGGGCGATGAGCTCGATCAGGCCGAGCCGCTCGAGACTGTCAATGTTGACAGTGGCGAGATCCACAGTGCGCCGGCGCCGCAGCCGATCGAAACGGTCACCGTCAAGATCGTCAACATCGTCAAGCGGCGGATCAAGACCGATCCGGTCCGCGAAAAGTTCGTCATCACGGCCGACGACGCGCAGACCTATCACACGTTCTCGATCACGCACGCGACCGACGCGAAAGCGGCGAAGGAAGCCGGCGTCGCCGTCGTCATCCGCTACAAGGACTCGAAGTACGGCCGGATGGTACAGACGCTCGCCGAAGTCGCGCCCGACGCGGCCGAGCCGCCGCTCTGAAAGGGGGAAAGTATGCGCGCGCTGTGGCGTTCGCTCCTCGTCGTCGTCCTCGCGTTCTCGAGCTGTACGAAGATTTACAACATTCGCGATCGCGATCCGTCGCCGACCGCCCCGAGTCCCACCCCGCCGGCCGCGCCCGACCGGATCGAATTTCGCGCCTTCGGCAATACCGGCGGCGCCCCGGTCACGATCAAATTCACGAACGGGATCGACGGCCTCACCGTGCAGGTCGCCAATAGTCTGCCGTACGTCGCCGACATCACCTCGACCGAGGCGTCGATCTTTCTGTCGCTCGAGGGCTCGGCGCTCGTGCCCCTGCTGTCTCAGCCGTCTGGTATTTTGCAAGTGCAGATTTTTACCAACGGGCGCCTGTTTCGCGAAGGCTCGGCGGCCGGTTTCGCGACGCTCACGGCGACGGCCCAAGGGACGTTCCGCCGATGATGGCCCGGCGCCTGCGTCGCTGGATCACGCGCGTCTTGTGGTGGTGGGAGCATCACGCCCGATGACACGTCTTCTGCGCCTGTTTGTCCTCGGCGTCTTACTCGGGGCGTTACTGAGCGTGATCGTGAGGTAAACCATGGCGAACCCGACACCCACCCTCGTCCAAGTCGCCACGACGGTGACCGCGGCCGATGGATCGACCGGCGCGCTCTCGGGCGTCATCGAACTCACCAGCCCGACCCCGCCACCGAGTGACGACGTCCTCACCGTGCAGGAATACTTGGGCTGTTTCCGCCTGCAACCAGAAGACGGCGGGCTGACGTCGTTTGCCTACGGCGGCCTGGCCGGCCGCAAACGCCCCGATGGCGGCCTCTCGCTCTACCTCGCCATCACCGACATGACCTGGCCCGGCACCGTCATCGAGATCGCCGACCCGGAAACCTACAGCCTCGACTACCGGACGGCGCCGCTCGCCGCGCCGCGGCTCGCCTGGCTCGACAACATCTGCCAGCACAAGCGCGGCACCTGGCTCACCTCGGCGCAGCGGAACAAAACCGTGCGCACGATTCGCAACCTGCTCCTCCACGCGCCCAACCCGATCCTCGAGGGCTGGCTCGACACGCTCCTCAAGCGCACCCCGCGTGATCCCTACACGTGGTATGAGTTCTATCCAGGCCAGGCGCCGCTTGGTGGGCTCTACTACCATCCGGAGCGCGAGGCGATCTACTGGAGTTATGCCGATCTCTACAACGTCTCTGGGCTGCCGAATTGGAACATCGGCGCGACGCGGCTCCACGCCGATGGCACCGTCGATCAGGCCTTCGGCCCGTGGCGCCCGTCGACGACCGACAAGGACGACTACACGGCGTACGGTCCCTGGGCCTCGGGCTTTCTGGCCCGGCATCCGAACGGGGATCTGCTGACCGGCACGACGCTCCAATCGGGAAACGCCGGCAGCCCGTGGGGCCCGCATGCCGTGACCGGCAACACCTTTCCGCCGCTCGATCTCGACACGATGGCGCCGCATCCGCTCCCGACGCGGCTCATCCGCCACTACTACATGGGCGGCAAGATCAGCGCGGACGGTGTCGCGCAGGGCCCCGTGCTCTCGATGCGCCGGCCGGCGGCGCTAGCGCCCTATTGGGAAGCGCAAGGCACCCAGGCGCTCAACATCAACCAGGCACACTACGGCGGCGTCACGTCGTGGCGCCAGGTCGATCTCATCACGGGCGTCGAACTGCTCGAGTACCACGGCAAACGCGCGCTGATCTTCTGGGGCCTCAATGCGGCCAAAAACGCGCACGAGTGGTACAGCAACGTCGGCGTCGGCTCGCTCTACTGTCCGAACCACGGCGTCCCGCCGCCCGTCAGCATCACCGGGCCGGTCTGCACCGAGACGATCCCCGTGTTCATCAGCTATCGGGTCGAGGACATCGAGCGGATCGTGGCGGGCGAGCTCGAGGATTACGCGGCCGAACCTCACGCGTACCTTGACCTCGCGGCGTCCTTCGGCGTCCACATTGCCGATCCGGCCACGATGGCGTCGGGGTTCAATAGCGGCTACTTTGATCCGGACACGGGCCGGTACTTTCTAATCTCGCAGCGCGCCGACGAGGTCACGATCCCCGGCGCGCTCTCGGCAGTCATTCACGTCTTTCGACTGGGGTAACTACACAGGAGGCGACTATGCGGAGTTATCACCTCGTGCTCGACGACGGCACCGAACGCGACATCAAAGCCGGCGACATTCATACCGTCAACGGCGTGCTCGAATTCCGGAACAACGATACGCGCGTCACGGGCTCGCAGGAGAAAGGCTACGAGCTCGTCTGCGCGTATGCGCAGGGCGCCTGGCGCTCGGTCGAAGTCGAGCGGCTCGACGACAAAGGCTAGCCCGTGCCACCAGCCGCGCCGCATCTGTGCGTGGTCCCCGGCTGCGCGCATCTGGCGCGCGGCCGGCGCTGCCCGCGCCATGCGGTCGAGACTGAACACGCTCGCCCGAACTATGCGCTCCGCCGCTGGTATCGCACGCCCCAATGGAAAGCGCTCCGCGCCCGCGTGTTGCGAGAGCAGGCGTATCAGTGCGCCGACTGTGGCCACGTCGTCGCCGCGCTCGAGGTCGATCACCTCGTGAAACATGAGGGGAATCCGCGCCTCTTCTGGGATCGGACGAACGTGCAAGCGCTCTGTCGCCCGTGCCATTCGCGCAAGACGCAACGTGGGGAGTAACCTTCCCGTGGCGTGCGGGCCGTCGGAAAGAACTCTCGTGACGCCTGAGCTGGGGAGGGAGGTTCTCCGTGTCACCGTTCACCGCGGCTCGCACGCCGTCTGATCCCTGGGGAGAAACATGGGGAGAAACATGGGGAGATCCAACGGCCACATGGGGAGAAAGAAACGGCCATGGGGGGTGTCGAAATGTTGAGAGGATACCCCTCAGAAACCGCGCGGGAGTCACGTGCGGCCTTTACCCCTGAGATGTATGGCTGACCCCATCGTTACGCCGAAGAAACTGGACCGCCGCGGCGGCTGGATGCGCAATCTAACCCTGCGCGACGATGGTCCGTTGGGGCCGGCCGCGCCCGCGCAGGATCCGATCGCGTTTATCAACCGGCTCACGCATACCAAGGGCGCGTTTGCGCGCCAGACGTTTAATCTCCGGCCGTGGCAGCGCCGGATCGTGAAGCGGCTCTTCAAGAAACGGCCCGATGGACTCCGACAGTACCGCACGTGCTTACTCATGCTGCCGCGCAAGAACGGCAAGACGGAGCTCGCCGCCGCGATCGCGCTCTATGGGCTTCTGGCTGATGGGGAAACGGGCGCCGAGGTCTATTCGGCCGCGGCCGATCGCGACCAGGCCGGGCTCGTCTTTGGCGTCGCCGCGCAGATGCTCAGAAACGATCCGACGCTCGACCAGACGTGCTACGTCGTCGAGTCGCAGAAGCGCATCGTGCATCGCGCGAGTGGCAGTTTTTACCGCGCGATCTCGGCCGAGGCGTACAGTAAGCACGGGTTCAATGCGTCGATGGTGATTTATGACGAGCTGCACGCGGCGCCCGATCGGCGGCTCTACGATGTCCTGGCCACGTCGATGGGCGCACGGCGCCAACCGCTGCTCTTTGTGATCTCGACGGCCGGCTACGATCGCCACTCGATCCTCTGGGAGCTCTACGCGCACGCGAAAAAAGTCGAGGCCGATCCGGCGCTCGATCCGACGTTTCTCCCGATCCTCTACGAGGCGCCGGCCGAGGCCGACTGGACCAAGCCGCGCGTCTGGAAACAGGCCAATCCCGCGCTCGGCGATTTTCGATCGCGCGAAGAGATCGAGATCCTCTGCGAGCGCGCCCAGGCGATCCCGGCGCAGGAAAATACGTTCCGCCGGCTGTATCTCAATCAGTGGACCGAGCAGGCCTCGCGCTGGATGGCGATGACGAGTTGGGACGCGTGCAAGGCGCCTGTCGCGCGGACGGCGCTTGCGGGCCGGCGCTGTTTTGTCGGGATGGATCTGTCGGCGACGACCGATCTGTCCGCGCTCGTCGCGGTCTTTCCGGATGCGACCGGCTTCGATGTGCTGCCGCAGTTTTTCGTCCCGGCCGATCGGATCGCCGATCGATCGCGCCGCGATCATGTCCCGTACGACGAATGGGCGCGCCAGGGCCGGCTGACCGCGACCGAGGGCGCGGTGGTCGACTATGAGGCGATCCGGCGCGTCCTCCAGGGATGGGCCGCGGAGTTCTCGCTCCAGATGGTCGCCTTCGATCCGTGGAACGCGACCGATCTGGTGAGCCGCCTCCAGCAGCAGGACGGCCTGCTCTGCGTCTCGATGCGCCAGGGGTTCGCGTCGCTCTCGGCGCCGACCAAAGCGCTCGAGCAGGCCGTGCTCTCGAAGCGTTTGCGCCATGACGGACATCCGGTCTTGCGCTGGAACCTCAGTAACGTCGCGGTCGAGTCCGATCCGGCGGGCAATATCAAGCCGTCGAAAACGGCCTCGACTGAACGGATCGATGGCGTGCTGGCGCTCGTGATGGCCGTCGATCTGATGACGCGGCAGACGGCAGCGCCGCCGAGCTACCAGATGGTGGTGGTCGGATGAAACCCCGCGGCCGGCCGCGCCTGGCGGCGAATGATCCGTCCGTGAATGTGCATTTTCGTCTGCCCGCCAAACAGTACGATCAAACCGCCAAGCAGGCGAGCGACGCCAAGCTCTCGCTCGCCGAGTGGCTGCGCCGGCTCGTGACCGAGCGTGGCAAATCGAATAAGGCGTAACCACATCTATCACAGGAGGCTCGCGATGGATCTCGTCATTCTCGTGCTGGTCGTCGCGCTCATCGGCTTTCTCGTGTACATCATCACGACCAAAGTCCAGATGCCGCCCGGCTGGGCCGCGACCCTGCAACTGCTCGCGCTCATCCTGCTCGTGCTCTACGTGCTCTCGCATTTCATCCATCTGCCGAACGTGTTGACGCCGCGATGATGGCCTGGGTGCTGGCCGGGCTCGGCCTGGTCCTCGTCGCCGAGCTCTGGCGGTTGCACGTGGGGCTCCGGCGGCTCTTGGCGCAAGTGGCGGTCTTGACGCTCACGATCCGGGCCCTCATGGACAAGATCGACGACTGGCAGAGGTAACCGTCGATTTTTGTCGCCGTAAATCGACATTTCGGCGCGTCTGTCGTTCACTACCAGGGCCATGGATCAGGCGTACGCGCTGCTCGAGGTCAAATCTATCGAACCCGCGCGCCGGCTGATCCGCGGCCTGGCGTCGACGCCCGAGGTCGATCGCCAGGGCGACAGTTTCGATCCGGCCGGCGCCGTCTTCAAAAATCCGATCCCGCTCCTGCTCCATCACGACGCGAGCCATCCGGTCGGGACGGCAGCGCTCTCGATCACGCCCGAGGGGATCGCGTTTGAGGCGACGCTCCCGACGATTGACGAGCTCGGCCCGCTCAAGACGCGCATTGACGAGGCGTGGCAGTCGCTCAAAGCCGGGCTCATCTCCGGCGCCTCGCTCGGGTACCGCATCCTCGAGGGCGGGATCACCTATCTGAAATCGGGCGCGCGTCGGCTGAGCAAAACGGAGATCTGTGAACTCTCGCTCGTCACCATTCCCGCCAACGCGCACGCCACGATCCGCTTGGTGAAGTCACTTGCGGCTGGTCGCCGCCCGGAGAGATCCGCCATGAAACAGACGATTGCCGAACACATTCAGGCGCTCGAGAACAAGCGCGCCGCCCTGGCCGCCAAGATGACCGAGATCATGGAAACGGCGGCCGGCGAAGGCAAGACGCTCGAGCCCGAGCTGGCCGAGGAGCACGACAAGCTCACGCTCGACGTCAAGAGCATCGATGCGGATCTGGGGCGCTGGCGCGAGCACGAGAAACTCCAGATCGCGGCGGCCGTCCCGGTCCCGCCCGCGGCGCCCGTGCGCCCGGCCTACCCCGTGATCTCGGTCAAGCCGAACGTGCCGCTCGGTACGGCGTTTGTGCGCGCGGCCTGCGCGCAGCTCGTCTGCAAGGGCAATATTCGGGACGCGGTCGAGTACGCCCAGCGCTGGAACGATTCGACGCCGGAAGTCGCGCTGTACCTCAAGGCCGCCGTCGCGCCCGGCACCATCACCGATGCGACCTGGGCGGGCCCGCTCGTCAACCAGAACATCTCGAGCGAATTCATCGAACTGCTCCGGCCGGCGACGATCATCGGCAAGATCCCCGGCCTGAGACAAGTCCCGTTCAACACCAAAGTGCCGAGTCAGACGGCCGGCGGCACGTACGGGTGGGTGGGCGAGAGCAAACCGAAGCCGGTGACGAAACTCGCCTTCGGCTCGACCTCGCTCGGCATCACGAAAGCGGCCGGGATCATCGTGCTCACCAAAGAGCTTGTCATGCTCAGTAATCCGAGCGCCGAGGCGCTGGTGCGCGCCGACATGATCGCGGGCATTGCGCAGTTTCTCGATGCACAGTTCATCGACCCGGCCGTCGCGGCCGTCGCGGGCGTCAATCCCGCGTCGATCACCAACGGCGCCCCGACCGCGGCGGCCACCACCAATCCGCTCGCCGACATCATTAGCCTCCTCAATCACTTTGCGTCCAACAACATCTCCGTCGCGGGCGTGACGTTCATCATGTCGCCGGCCAATTTGCTGGCGCTCACCTTCCGCACGTATGTTGACGGCTCACCCGAATTCCCCGGGCTGACGGCCGCCGGCGGAACGTGGAAGGGCCTCACGTTCATCGGCAGCCAGGCCGCCGGGACCAACGTCATCGCGCTCCAGCCGCAGCTCGTCCTCTACGCGGACGATGGC